CTCTTGTCGAGACCACCGCGTTCGTTGTCAGTTATGACGCGCGACTTCAGGTTCAGGTCCATCAAGTTATAGAACGAGTCTTGATACAGCTTGGCGCGATTGGAGTTGACCGACTCGTCGTCGATGGATTCGGCCAGATACACCGTACCGTCTACCACGCAGGGGAAGAACGCGTCGGGCAGCAGTTCAACCTCGTCATCAGCAGCATAGTCAGATGGGTACTTGGCGTACTCACCGATCAAGATTTGTCCGGACGGTGCTTTGGGGTATATGAAGAACTTGTTCTGGTTGCGCGGGTGGCGCATCCAGCTTGAGCAAGCAGCGGCAGCATCGCTCTGCCATGCAGGGTATGTCTGGTCCAGAATTTCGCGGTTGGTCTCGCGGATGCTACTGCCATCCTTTACCCGGAAAATCTCCATGATACGGATGGAGTCTGACGGAGCAGACTGAAGGACTTCGCCTGTCGTGCAGGTGATCTCACCAATATACGAGAACAAGTCTGGGCGTACCAGAGCCATACGCTTAAGCGTCTGGTTAGCAAACCCTAACAGGTCTGCATCGGAGTAGCGCTGCAAGGAGTCTACCGTACTGGTGTCTTGCAGAATTTTCCGTGCTTCAGTGATGACATCACCTAGCTGCATTACGGCATACCTTTAGCGGCCTCTGCTGCCAGAGCAGGCGGCGTTGCGTCGAATACATCAAGCTCGACTTCTTTCATGGATACCTTTGGTTCGCGCTTCTTCTGCTTGGGCGACTTGAACTTGGCCGGGAATGCTTCTTCTTCCGTCACCACTTCGAGGTTCGGGTTGTCAAGCATACGCTCGTTGTAGTTAAAGATGGTGCCCTTGTCCGTATGGCGGAGATATTTCTTCATTTTGCTTTCCTTACTGCTGCTACTCTACGTGCTTTACCGGCTGGTTGTCCAAGGCGTTTTTTCTCTGCAATCCGCGATGCCTTTTCTGAAGAAGTAAGCTCAGAGGCAGTCTTGGGTGTTTGTGCCGACACTCGCTTGCTTGGTCTGCAATACGGTGTACCACGTTTTTCACCCGGAGAGCGCCCGCATGGTTTACCGGTGCGGACATCAACCCACTTCTCGGCAAACCACCGCTTTAGTTTTGCGCCTTCTTTAGTTTTTCTTACCACGTGTCTTGGCCTTCGCTTTATTCCCCCAGTTGGCTGCACCGACTTTACGGCACTTGGCAAGTGCTCCGGACGCATAGGCTGATGGCCATACTTTATAGCGAGCCTTTACCTTGGAGTAACATGCGTCTTTTTTTGCCATGCTGTCACCACTTTTTGCACGACCAGTAGCGTGCGGTTAGTTTTGACGGGGGGTTTGTATCACACTTGTGCCGTGCGCGGAAAGACTTCCTGCGCTCAGGCTGATCCTTCTTGATCGACATATTCTGGTCACCGAAGCGGATGACGCGTTCGATACCCTTATTACATGCCTTGACAATAAACTTCTTGGTTGGGTGAGAGGGCGTACGCTGTGGTTTGTTGCACGACATCTTGGACTTATCTACGCGCTTCGCCATCATACACTCCTGTAGAATACGGTAACGACGGCATTCGAGCCGGGGTCTACATAGATACCGTTCTCAAAGATAACACCGTCTTCCGGAATCGTCAGTTCGAAAACACCTTTACCGTAGAGGTGCCACTCGTATGCAGTCTCGCCGTTGCTGGGTGCCTGCTTAAGATCGTAAAAGGAAACGACCTCGTCTGCGGTGGCTGAATGGAAAGCTACAACCTTCATAACGGCAGCACGGGTACTGATGATCTGCCCCGCTGAACTATCCTGCCATGCTTTTACATACCCAGCCATGCGTCACCTCTAGTTAGTTGAGGGGGACCGGAGTCCCCCTCGCCCCTGCCCCCTTACGAGCAGTCAACGACCAGTGCCCACACCTTCATAACTGCGGCGTCAGCAGCGTTAACAGTGATGACATCAATCGTGTCAGCAGCAGCGTAGTACTTGCCAGCACCGTAACCGACGAGCGTGTTAGGTGCGCCTTCGGCCAGAGCAAGACCAGAAGCATACGATGCAACTGCGTTTGCGTCCTTGCCGTCCAGCCAACCATCAGGGTCCGTGCCGTCGCCAACGTCGATGGTCAGGGTGCCGCCTTCAGCGGTGGTCACATCGACACCAACAGCCAGAACCAGCGACTTGGCCGGGATGGAGAGAGCCGGGAGGCCGTCACCAGCACCGATAGCCGTAGCACCAGCAGCAGTGCGGGCCGCAGAGATCGTGGCCCAGTTCAGTTCAACTTCCATCTTGGTGATCTTGCCAAGGCCGACTGCCGGGTAGGCAGCAGAACCCTGATTGTAACCAAGGGCTTCAGTACGAATCGCCATCTTGAAATTCTCCTATAGCGAAAGAGTGGAGGTGGGGCCGAAGCCCCACCAATTAGAGCGAGATAACGCCGTGAGCCAGAGCTTCCGGCTTGACGGTCTTGTAGCCATACACCTGCAAGCCGCGAATGATGTTACCGAAGGTGGTTTCCGAACGGATGGTTTCCATCTCGGTCATCTGCGAAGCGAAGGTGAAGCCCATCTTGTGGCCAGCGATGATGTCGAACTCACCGCTAGAGACAGGCAGGTTGTGGCTGACGTAGAGCGTGAAGCGGTCGATCATGCCCAGACGACCATTACGAAGCACCGACGTACCGTCACCGGTCAGCGAGGCGTCCTTCAGGTCACCCTTCTTGATATAGCCAGCCATCTTGGCCGGGATAACCACGAAGCGGTCAGACTCAGGGCAGTTGGCTTCGTCCAGCACCGTGCCGAGGTCCACAAGGTATTCGAGGACGTTGGTCTTGGTGATGGCTACCGGAGTGCCGGTAACGCCGAGGTTGATGTCGCCAGAGATACGACCGGCAGTAGCGCCTTCGTTTTCAGTAGCGACTTCGGTGACGATGTTGGCCAACACGTTCTGGTCGATCTGAATCTTCATACGCTCGGAAGCGTCCTTAGACCAAGTGTCCATCAGGTTGATGTCAGCCTGCACCTTGTCCACATCGTCTTCGATGCAAGCAAAGTACTCGCCCTTGTCGATGACAAGCTGAAGTTTCGGCTTGTCGGGGTTCTCGACGGTCAGGGTCTGGCCCTTCACGTACGAACGGATGGTGATTTCCGGGGTGGTGCGGATGTTCACCGTGTCACCCATACGACGAATTTCACCTTCGTAGTCGGTATTGGAAATAGCCGACAGGACGGTTGCGTCGTAGAAGTTCTCGATGAGCTTACCGGACCAGATTTCCGGGATGAAGTTGCCGCTATAGTTGGGGCGGCCACCAGATACGGGGAACGACATTGCCTTTTTCTCCTAGATTTAGGCGTTCATTGCGATACGACCTTCCCGCTGTGCAGCGAAAATGTCGCGTTCAAGCCGGTCACGCTCAGATTCCCGCCCTTTGTACTTACCCTTCTGAACATCGCTAAAGAACTTCTTGATGTCGTCCGGTGTGTACGTCTTGGCGGTCTGGGAGGTAGGCGCAGACGACCCGCGTGAGCGGCCCGGTGCAACCTGCTTCTCCAACTCTGAAGCAGACCGATTGGACTGAGCATTGGTATTGGGAGTTTTACCCGTGAGAGTTTTGAAGGTGTTAAAAAACGCCGCAACGCGATTGACATCGAGGTCTTGCTGAGCCTGCTCAAGAAACCGCTGCCGGGAATTACCGGTCAACGGATCAACCTCCAACAACCAAGTCTGGAAGTCCTGATCGTTGTTGATCTGCTGCCAATCCGGAACTGCCTGCGCCAAGTTGGTCCAGAACTGATCCTCAGAACTCTGCGCTTGCTGCTGTGCAACACGCTGTACCTGCGGAACAAGGTTGGTATTGAGGCTAGCGGCAAGCTGGTTGAGCGTATTCTCCAGTACCGACATCTTCGACATCAGAGGGTAAAGCTCTTCCTTGGATACTTTCCGCATCACATCAATGGACTCGCCGTACTCATCACGGTCAGCATCGGTAACAAGGGGTTTGATTTCCTCGCTAACCGGTTCCGACTGCTGAGCAGGCGAACTGGACATTGTTGCAATAAGCTGTTCCAGTTGACTCACACGAGACTCATACTGTTTGGTAGAAGCCTG